CAATAGTCTTCAGAGAGGCCTGCGTAGATCCGTACGCTGGGAAGGTGACAGCCGAAACCTCTACGAGCTGAACCTCTAGCAGGGTGCGGACCTCAACATCGAGATCTTGACCGTCACTACGGGTCACCCGCTCTTTCGCCCAGCTGTCTTTAACCACCTTCATGCCGAAAGACATGCCGGTAATGTTTCGATTATCAACGTTGGCCTTAAAATCCCGGACGTACGACAGGCGATCGTCCAGTGCCGAGTCGACTACCAAGCCGTGGTCATCAGGAGTAAGGCTAAGAGTGCCTGCGGAGCGTCGGGACACAATGTAGAACGGGTTGTGATCTAGGAAGAACCGTTGGTCACCCTCGCGAAGAGTTTTCGTGACCATGCCCGGCGAGCACTGCTCGTAAAAGCCGACCGTGTAGGGGTCGCCAATAGCAGCTCGACTATTCCACACCATAGCGTAGCCATGAAACCGATCTTCCGAGGACTCGTCCTCAGCAGAGCGGATCTCCATGCCTGCGACATCGGCAGGAAGAGCACGTGTCTCCTCAAGTGCGGTACTCAGTCCGCGCTTTTTGCCCGGCTTTTCATTTGCATAAAGCGCCGCAATTTGACGCTTTGCTGCGTCTGGATTCGGATGGCAGCCAGCCGTAGAACCGTCCGCGTTCTTAATGACGGCGTACTCGTCGAGTTTGCACGTTCCGCCGCCTTTTTCAATGTGCCACGGCATCAGGCATCGCCCTCACTAATCGTTACGACTTCAAAACCACTAGCGGCCATCAGTGTCTCGCCCCTACGCGCCCATTATTCGGGTATTGAACTTGTGACTTCGGGTCAAGCTGTTGCTTAAACCCTTTTTGACCGCCATCATTATTGGGATCAGTCTTATTACTCGGCTGCTGGTTAGGCTGCGGGTAGGTTCCCAACGGTGCGTAATTCAACGGCTGGACATAGCCCTTACCCTTGCCACCAGGAATCGGCGGGCGGTCTTCCAATTCACGAATTTCATCAGGATTAAGTACGCCGATTCCCCACAAAGCAGTGTAAAACGCTGCCCTGGCCTGACTGTCGCCTCGTAACAAACCCTCTAACCGATACTTAGCATACATTGAGTTGCTAACGAGTTCCTTTGTAATTCGCTGCTCCATCGGCGCAAGCCACGTGGGATGCAAATCGTAAATAACCCAACCAAGGCTTTCCTGCTCAAGCCCGGCACCCGCACTAGGAGTTCTACCCTGACTGCCGCCCAAAAGGAAGCCAGGAATGCCGAAATACCGACTGATCTCCTGAACCTGAAATTCCCGAGTAGCCAACATCTCGGCATCGTCATTAGGCATGGTCAATGACTGGAACTTTGCACCCGAATCCAGAATGGCGACCTTACGAGCCGCGTTCAGACCGGTCATCGTCTTATTCCAGCGCTCTTGCAGTCGCTCAGCGTCAGCTTTTTGTAGCCGTTGCTCGGTCTGTAGCACTCCGGAAAGTAGGTTTCCCGAACCAAACAGCTTTGCAGCGTATTTTTCGGCTGCCAGAGACAGCCCTACAGCTTGTGCGGCGAGCCTAATAGGTGAAACTCCTGTAATTCCGTCATACCCGAGGTGCGGAATGTGTAGAATTTCACGGGATGTCAGTGCATGCTCTTTGCCGGTATCATCGGTAACCTTAAAAATCTTGCCTGACGGGTTCAAATCGATCGGCCGAGCCCGCCCTACCTGCACTCTTTCGGGATGAATCGGCCACAACTGCTGAACACGGCCGACGCTATCCCGTATTTTTTGTAGGTAAGCGTTGCCCCATAAGCACCGAAAAGCATAAGTGCTGCGCCACAGCTCATAGGGCGTTAGTTCTGGGTGTGGATTCTGTAAAAGCTGTGAATCTGATTTTTCTAGCGTTTCATTTTTGTAAATATGTAGCGGAAGTGAAGCGCATACCGATGAAATCAGGGTCACACACCGATACACGGAGGAAAGCGTCAGCGCCGTACGCTCGGTAACCCGAACACCGGAATCTGACGGCATTTCACCTAAAACATCGAGAAGAGCCGTCGAGGTCAACGGAATGGCAGGGTTGTCCAATACGTTCCGACGCTCGAACAACCCGAATAAACTCATGCCACCTGCCTTAACCGCCGGTTAGCAATGATTCGTTCATCGCGTCTTTGAGAGGACCGTTCGCACGCGAGGACACCCAAGATCCCACAAAGAATAAGAGCAGCAGGCCAAAATATCGCACCAATACCGGCAAGCCCGACACCCACAAACCCAATTTCGAGGACATTAGGGTCCGTTACCTTCGTCTTGAGCCACGAGCAAATCGTATAAAGCCGGGTCCGTAACCTTAATGTGATCCATGTACGCTTGACTAACCAATTCAGCCGAGCCGTGTATCCACAGACCGCAATCACAAACGAGAGTGCTGCCACTGGGAGTTGCCCTCACATCTTCAGGTAAGTTTTCCCACTCAACTGTCGTGACGCGGGGATTATGCATTACATCCATTTATTTGACACTCTTACTCTAGATAGCTATAATAAGGGCGTGATCAGACGCACCAATACACAGTTAGCGGTTGCAAAATACTTCGCAGCCGACCCCACGGCATGGCACTACAGTTGGGAAATTACTCACGCACTGGAAATCTCTAGCGGAGTTGTGCATCCGATGCTGCTTCGGTGGCTCGAACACGGTTGGCTAGAGGACCGACACGAAGATCCCGAGGAAGCGAAGGGGCATGGTGGGCCACGTCGGCGCTACTTCCGGCCGACCAAAGAGGGATTGCTGATGATGCAATACCTGACAAAGCCGTTCCCATTTAAGGATATAGATTGGCCACAAGCTATGCAACCTAATCCAAAAATTGGAACTAGTTGTACCTATCCCCGATGCAACTGCCCAGAACCCGACGTAGCTTGCACCATCAATGATCCCGCATGACTGCACGGCCAAAGCTGCGCGAGGGATTGCGGCCAAAGCTCAGCGAAGAAGTACAGCTCCGCGTCCGCGGCATGTACACAGCCGCCGAAGCCGTCGCCCTGGCCCGCCGAAACCTCCCCCGAGCCCTCGCCGAACTCGTCATCTCCGAAGTCCTGTTCCACGCGCACGCGCCCTGGCTGGGCATGCCACCCAAACTCGTCGCCGTTATCGACGAGCTCCGCGACATGGACGCCGTGCGCCCTAGATCCACAGATTTGGCGGGCCTTCGTCCCCGGAATGCTTCAGGTAGCCGTACAGAGCCAGAGCACATCCGTCGAGGGGACTAACGTCAGTGTTTGGGATCTTCCGATCAAACACCCATGCGTCCGACATGTCTTTGCGCTTGGCTATGGCTAGTGCTGCGTTCAAAACGTGCTGGTTAAGGTGCCGAACACGCCGAGTTTCCATCACTTCGTCGTAGAAAGCACCGCAGGCCGCCGCGCGCTCCCGACCAGTGATCAGTTCTGGCTCGATACCCGCTTCTTGCAACCCGGGCAGCAGTGACCCGGCGGCCGAACTGGGATCGATGATGATGCTGCGAGGTCGGTTAGCTTCATCCAGCTGGATAAGCCGCTGAATCATCCAATTGATCCCGGGCCGGTTATCGACCACTTCCACATGCAGCAGGCCGTCAGCACGCCGACCAGCCACCGCTATTGAGCCATGCGAGCGCTCTGGTGTCGCTGTCGCGGCGAACACCAAGGGATCGTTCACCTGCGATGTTGGATCGGCCAGCTGCGACCACAGCTCGGTAGGGATGACCTTGCCGATATCTGCCGAGGGCCAGTAGCCCAAACGCTCACGGCCAAACTCATAGTCTGGAAGAGCTTCCCGCTCACTGCGAATGAACTCTTCATCGATCCGAATCCCGAGCGCTGGGTTGGCCTGCGCCCAGGCATCGGGGTTGTCTAAACCAAGAGCCGGGTCGGCCGACCACTCAAAATAGGCAAGCCGTGGACTATCGCCTGCGAGTGCCCGATCATGCACCCGAAGCAACTGCTCGGATGTCTCCATACCTGCCGAAGATGCATACCAGATCTGCGGATTCGGTCGTGCCGATAGAGTCGGCAGTAATGCAGCCATAGCCTCGCCACCGAGATTGTAGGCCTCATCCAGAATCACACAGTCACCGCTGAAACCACGACCAGAACCGGTAGAACGCGCTACAAACCTAAGTCGCTGGCCAGTGCTAAGTTCGATACCCTCTTCACCGTGACTGGTTCTAACGCGCTTGACCCGCTTGCGAAGGTGATCGCTTCCCTCAACAAGAAAAAGGACTCGCCGAAATGCCTCTTGAGCAGTCTTAAACTCGTGAGCACTGTGCAAAATCAGCCGTTCACCTAGCAGGAAAAGGCCTGCCAGTTCTCGCGCTTCTAATACGGACCCCTTGCCATTCTGACGCCCAACAACGATAGCCGTCTCGAAAGCAGCCCATTTTCC